AAGCCGAAGGATTGCTCAGGATAGGGCAATAACTGACTCTGGCCTAATTGCAGAAACCCGCAACGCCCTCCCTAAACTACTTGACCACATCGAGAAGCTAGAAGCACGGCTAGAGCACAACATTCAATTAAAATATAATGCTCTTGAACTAATAAAAACAGTAAGATATTTGAGGTGTAAAAACAAAAAGGCAATCGAGTTATTGAGTGAGAAAGAGGGTGAGTAAATGAAAGATATAGAAAAGTGCTGTTATTGTGGGCATCCAGTTACTATCGAAGGGGTTTATGACGCAGAGAGTGGAGAGGAATGGGAGAAAGTTACTCCGATAGAAACAGAAAACAAAGAACTAAAACAGAGAGTCAAGAAGCTAGAGGCTAGGATTGAGGAACTAATATCGGCAAAGGGCATCAAAGAATTAGAAGCACGACTTGCAGATGCGGAGGCTCACGCTCAAGACTTCAAGGACGAGTGTGAACGATTAAGTGCAGCACTAAAACTATCTCATTAAAGAAGGAGGGTGAATAAATGAAAGATGAAATTATAGCAGCGGTGGTGACGGTTCCGAGCGAAGGCGAGAAGTTGACTACCGCTGCTCACAGGATGGTTGATGTCTACGACAAAGCCATGTTGAAGATAATTGTTGAGAGTGGCACAATTCACGGCGGGAAGATAAAAGACGATTGGATTCAATTTGAAGGCGGTGTTGACGCTGCATGGGATAAGGCATACAAAAAGCATAATGTTGACCACGTTTACAAATTGCCAATCGAAGTATGGAAGAAGGTTGTTGAAAAGAATATTGCTCAACCGCTTATCAGGATAATTAGACAATACACTGCATTAGCTGCCAACTACTCGACTGCTCAGGAGTACACTCAGGAGTCTAGCGCGCGAAAAAATCCATACATCAGGGCGGTCGCGGTATTAACTTCTAAGTATGGCGCGTCACTAGAGGACAAGGAAACCAAATAATTAAAATGGGGAGAAAAAAGCCGTACACCGAGAAGGGCATTGGTCGCGTTCCTTGCGCTAGGTGCGGTATGCCATCGACGCAACAATGGTCGATATGCGCTTTGGACAATCGGTATCTCGGTGTGTGCGATAAGTGCGACATGCTACTTAACACGACGGTGCTTCAATTCATGGGGTGCAACAGGGTGGAAGTCATCGCGTTGATGGATGATTACGGAACATAGGGGGCGATGATGGAGAACAAGAAAGTGTACGCTGTTGAGTTTAAACGACCAAATACAAAGCGATGGAGGTTGAAGTCATTGCACTTCACCCGCAGGGAGGCAATCCAAGAACGCAACGTCTTAAACTCACGGCCAGATTCATTTTGTCACCCAATCCATAGGGTAACTACGTTCATTCCAGAGGTGGAAGCTCATGGGTAACAGACGACATTTTTTCAAGACAGCAGCCGACATGCAAGCAGAAGATGCAAAGCGCAAACGACTTGCGAAGCTAGTATTCACAGCGGCTAGTCGAAAAGAATACGCAAAATCGGCAGGAATAAGCGTTTCCACGTTGGCGAATATGTTATGCGGAGCATCTAATGTCACCGATAAAGCCTTGCTTGAAACCAATGCGATTGATTAAAAAGCCTTGCCGAACGGTTGCTTGAAGTGGTAACTTTCACCTTCATCCAACTATGGAGGCGAAACGTTGAAGGTCACTTGCAAGGCAGCGGACAAGATTTCGATAAACGAATTGCAGAACTTTCAAGGTGAACTGAAAACACTAGACCCTCTCGAATTAGAGCATCTAAAAAACTCATTAAAACGTCACGGCTTCGCGTTTCCCGTATATGTGTGGGTAAACAAAAAAGGCCAGCATAAAATTATAGACGGGCATCAGCGCGTGTTGGCAGCACGAGAGATGCTGGCGGGCAAAGACTTGAAAGTGCCTGTGGCGTGGATAGAAGCCAAGACGGAGAAGGAAGCAAAAGAGAAAGTCTTGCTGGCAACGAGTCAGTACGGCAGGATGAATAAAGACGGCTTGGCTGAATATCTATCCACAGCCGATTTAGAATTAGATCAAATACTTGAAGAAGTATCCTTCCCAGAGATTGATCTGGACGAGTTCCTAGATAAGGTTGTTGAGGGCAATACAGACGACGATGCTATCCCAGAAGATGTAGAAGCAATCACAAAGCTAGGCGATCTGTGGATATTAGGGGAACATCGGGTATTATGCGGCGATAGCACCAAGTCAGAGGACGTTGAACGACTGATGGATGGCGAAAAGGCAGATATGGTGTTTACTGATCCTCCTTATGGTGTCAGTTACGAACAAGGTAAATCTACAGGTGCAAAAGTTAAGAAAAAATTCGAGCCGATTAAAAATGATGACAAGCGAGGTGATGAGTTAAAGCAATTTATAAAAACAATTTGTTCTAATATCGTTCGAGTAGCAAATGAAGGTTGCTCGTTGTACGTGTGTTCTCCGGCAATGATTTCATCATTGGCTATTCTTTCAGGTTGTATTGAAGCTGGCTGGCATATGCAGTCACAGTTGATTTGGGTAAAAAATCAATTTATTTTAGGAAGGGCAGATTACCATTGGAAACATGAAGTGATTTGGTACGGATACGTCGGGAAGAATCATTTTTGGTGTGGAGGCAGAACACAGGATACTGTTTGGGAAATACACAAAGATAGCCACTCTGATTATAAGCATCCTACACAGAAGCCTGTGGAATTGTCATCGAGGGCAATAAACAATAGTTCAAAGAGTGGTAGTAATGTAATTGATTTATTCCTCGGCTCAGGCTCAACACTAATAGCGTGTGAGAAAACAAGCCGTAAGTGCTACGGAATGGAATTGGATGAAAAATATTGCGATGTTATAGTGAAACGATGGGAAGATTTCACAGGCATGAAGGCAGAGAAGGGGGCAGCATGACAGCGACGACCGTAAATAAGAAGCGTAAGAAGTATGCTCAAAAGAAAAAACCATCAAGAACGGAAGCCAAGAAACCAAAGGACACAACTCAACCAGCAAAGGGCAAGTACGCCTACATGAACAAGGTTGCATACGTCATCGCAGATAAGAAGTTCGGCGAACTCGAAGTAAGAAAGACCTCGAATGGTTGGTGGAAAGATAAAGAAAAACTGGAAAACATCATCGTTGCTAAGAAAATCGGCGGCACGGATGAAATTAGTTGTTATTACGGGGGGATTTACAAGGGAGACTTAGATTACTTCTTGAAAGTTCATCCACACTTTTTGCAATTTTTCAAGAGTTTGAAAGAGTCGCCCAAAATCAAGGCGTTGACGACGATGTTTAATGATTTAGGTAACGCCGAGACAGCTAAGTGGTATCTCGAACGACGGATGAAAGACGAGTATTCCAAGCGGTCAGAGCTGACGGGGCGCGATGGCAAGGCGTTCATGGAGAAGGACTTGACCGAGGATGAAGTCAGGGCCGCAATCGCTGGCGCACAAGCAATGCTAGGCGACAAAGCGAGTGACCCAGATGCCTGATGTATTCGCCCTCGCTCGCAACGGCTTGTTGGCGATGTCGGGTTTGTTGTGGAGCAGCTTTCAATCACCGCCGCATTTGGTCACGCTGGCGCGGAAGTTGGAAGCGGTCGAGCGTGGTGACATCAAGCGACTGATGATATTCATGCCGCCGCGTCACGGCAAGACACAGCTCGGCTCGATATTCTTTCTGTCGTGGTATATGGGTCGCAACCCTGAGAAAAATATAATCTTTTCAACCTACCAACAGGATAAGGCCAACGATGTCGGGCAAGCTATTCAAGGCTTTATGAACGAGCCTAAGTATCTGAAAATCTTTCCTGAGTTCGAGATGTCAACCACTACTCATTCAAAGAGCCATATTCTCACAACGGCTGACGGCAACTTCTATGCGGTCGGCGCTGGTGGTGCTATCACGGGTCGTGGTGGCGATATATTCTTGATTGATGACCCCGTTAAAGGCAGGAAGGAAGCCAATTCAAAGGCGTTTCAACACGCTTTTCAAGAATGGTACAAGGCGACCGCATACACGCGGCTTGAGCCTAACGGTTCGATTATCGTTATTCAAACGCGATGGGGTGAGCTTGACCCCGCTGGCTGGATGCTCTCGGCGTTCCCCGATGAAAAGTGGGATGTTGTCGAGATGCCAGCTCTGGATGAGGCCGACCACGCTTTATGGCCCGAGCGTTACCCGACCGAGAGGCTTTACGAGATTCGGAATGTTCTCGGTGAGTTCGAGTTTCAATCCCTTTATCAACAGCGACCCGTTGCAAGGACAGGCAACATCCTCAAGCGCGAGTGGTGGCGCAGATATACGGAACTGCCGACCGAGTTCGATGTCGTGATTCAGTCATGGGATATGAGCTTCAAAGATGGCGACAAAAACGATTATGTTGTGGGTCAGGTGTGGGGTCGTAAAGGTGTGAAATGCCACCTGATTGACCAAATACGGGGCCGCATGGGGTTCAAGGCGACTGTCAATGCGTTCCTTGCGATGACAGAGAAACATCCAGACGCATCAATCAAGCTCATCGAGGACAAGGCGAACGGCTCGGCGGTCATTGACACGCTCTCGGATAAGATTTCGGGCATCGTTCCCGTCAATCCCAAAGGCTCCAAGCAGGAGCGAGCCGAGGTTGTGGCGTATGTCGTCGAAGGTGGTGACGTATATCTGCCAGCAAACGAGCCGTGGGTTGAGGGCTATATCGACGAACACGCAGCGTTTCCCAATGGAGCTTATGACGACCAAGTTGATGCTACCACTCAGGCGTTGTCACGGCTCGGGCTAAACTCCAATGCTCATGCGCTTATGTCGTCAGAGGTTGCCGAGTTCATGATTTCAAGGCCGACCGAGATGGAGATTGAGCCAGAGCGCGGCTCAGAGTATGTCGCTTGCATTTGTCGCCATTCTGCGCGAGTGACGACCCCGATTGGAGCAATCATCGTCAAAGTTGACCGCGAGGACTTGGACGCGCTCGGATGCCCGAGGATGCGAATTGTTCGAGTGATTCAATACTCCATAGAGCAATTTGAGTTGTTATTTAAGCACGTTGAGAAGTTCAAACCCTCAAGGATTGTCGTCGATTCAAGGGGTGATATGGTTAAAATCGCAACGTATTTCTCAAAAAGAATTAGACGAGTCGAGAAATATGCGGTAAATAGTACAGGAGAATCGGACGACACATACAAATTGATTTCAATGCTGAAGGAAAAGCGCATATTGATTCACGCAGACAATGGCGATGCTGGACGCATGGAACTCGTTTCGCAGTTGCAGGGCGCACGATGGAGCGAGGCTGGAACGGATAAGATAAAGTTAAGCGTTCCGATTGAAGGATTGAGGTTCGAACTGATTCAAGCAATGAGCTTTCTCAGCCATTGCATTAAAAAGCCATTCAAGCGTCAAACGTGGTGACGGGGGTAGCGTGGGCGATTTCAATGTTACATCAAGGAAGCATCCGAACTATTCATCCAACGCAACGCTTTGGGATTTCTATATCGCGGCATACAAGGGCGGCAACTCTTTTGCCAGCGGCTATCTCGAAACGCATAGGCTGGAAAACTCCGAGGACTTCGGCAAGCGGAAGGATGCGGCTTATTTTCTAAACTTCTGTCGCGCCATTCCGAACATCTACGCCGACCATATATTCAAGAATCCCATCACCCGACCGACCTTCTCGCCAGAGCTATTGGAGAACGTCGATGGTCGAGGCATGGACGCTCAAGCGTTTGCAATCAAGATTTCAGTTTTGTCGAGCATCTATGGTCAGGTTCATGTGCTGGTTGATAAGCCTATCGCAGAGGAAGGCATCACGCTTGCAGATGCGTCGCTCCCGTATGCGACAATCTATGCTCCGCAGAATTTGTTGGATTGGGCGCGGCATCCTATCACGGGAAAGCTGTTGTGGGCGTTGCTTTACGAGCCAATATATGAGGACACAGACCCGTTGACCCCGAGGGTGACTGTTGAGCGTTATAGGTTGCTCAAGCCTGATGGGTGGGCCGTATATCAGAACGCCGATGATGGCGCAGTCATGGTTGACAGCGGTGACTGGGCATTGGAAAGCGTTCCGCTGGTCACTTGCTTCAATAAAGAAATAGACGACGACATGATTGGCGAGAGTGCGCTTGTTGATATAGCTCCGACGAACAGGGCCATCATGAATTGGTGCAGTTGCATTGATGAGCAGATAAAGCGTCAGACGTTCAGTCAGTTGATAATGCCAGAGGACGAGGACAGCGAGAACGTCAAGACCATCGGCACAGCGTCGATATTCACGTTTCCAGCAAACGCAACTCACGCTCCAGCTTTCATCTCTCCCGACGCAGCGCAGATTGCGACGATTTGGGATATGGTAGCGAATCACATTGCCGAGATTTACCGCATGGCAACGCTTGAGAAGTCAGGCAGCTCGGCACTCGTTCCGCAGTCGGGCATTGCGAAGGCTTATGACTTCATCGACACCAACGGCGCGTTGGTAACCAAAGCAACGCAGATGGAGTCATTTGAAACCGAGTTGTATAATCTTTTTGCGTTGTGGATGGGCAAGGGCGAGGTTGACCCTGTAACATACCAAAAAGATTTTGATGTCATTGCTCTGGATAGCGACATCCGCAACAGCCTTGATTTGATTGCTGAGAACTTCTCAGACAAATACTCATCGTTCCTTAAAAAGCGGTTAGTCAGGCGCACAGCTTCGAACATACCTGACGAAACGCTGGTCATCATTGACAAAGAGATTGACGAGGCGAAGGTCATGAACATAAACGATGAAGGCTTTGGAGCCGATGAATCGGACAACGACGAGGGCGAAACGATAGTCGCGAAGCCTGAAGTCGGGTAAAATGGAGGTCACAAATGACGGACGAGAACACAAAGCCAGACGGAACGACAGATGATGCAGGGGATGCAAAGCCTTACACGCAAGCGCAGCTCGACAAAATAATTGAGGGGCGGTTGATTCGCGAGCGCAAGGAAACCAGCACGAAGTATGCAGACCTCAAAGCAAGGCTCGACGGCATGAGCAGCGTTGAGGAGGAGCTTGCAGAGCTGAAGCTATACCGCGACGAGAAGGAAGGCGAGAAGTTGAGCGCAGAGGACAGGCTCAGAACGAAGCATCAGAGGGATTTAAAATTGATGGAGGATGAAGCGAACAAATGGAAAACGACAGCAACACAGAAAGAAACCATTTATAAAGAGTTTCGCAAGGATGTCGCTTTGACGAAAGCAGCATCGAAACAGAACGCGATTGATGCCGAGCAGATTGTCACCCTGCTTAAGAACAACACTCAATTCGTTGACGACGACGGCAGCTTGAAGCTCGTCTTTGTCAGGGATGACGGGTCAGAGGTCGCTGTTGATAAGGGTGTCGAGGAATATCTCGGCAGCAATCCGCATTTGGTCAGGAATACAGGGCCAAACGGAGGGGGCGCACACTTTCCGATTCGCAAGGGCGGCTTGACACCCGAAGTTGTTTCAAA